ACCAACGATTGATCCTAAAGTATAAACTCCAACGATCCAATAGGCATCCATTAAACAAACTCCAATTCTGATTTCTTAAATTCTAATCTATCATCATTAGTTTCTGCATCATCATCTAGTATCACAACCTTATTACCTAGGTCTTCAACTATCTTACCTGTTATGGTTAGGTCTGACCAGTAAGGGTCTTTCCAAATTACTTTATCGCCTATTGTCATGCTGGCTCCTTTTCTGGTGCCAAATCATCTACAATCAATAAAGGATATTCTGTATCATCATCGTCTGGATCTTTGACTACCTTGCCTTGATATTTCATATCATGATCACCATCTGTAAAGGCTTCGACATAATAAGTTTCAACGTCTCCCATGGCTTTCATTAGTCCGTCATTTATCTGATCATGATCTAATCCACCATCTTCGAGCCATTTATCAAATGCTTCGTCTCCGTCTTTGGCTTTGATGATCTGTTCTGTTTTTAAGATATAATTATTAGTCACCTTATAAACATTTTTTCCTTCGTCGTCTTTGCCTAAAAAAATATGATCCATCATTATGCTACCTTCTTTCTCATGCTTGAAAGATGATCTTCTAACATTTCGATATGATCTTTAATAGCAACTTCTTCAAGTGGCTTAAAATATTTGTCATCATATTTTGCATAGAACCAAGTCACTTGTTCTTTACCTAAGTAATCTTTCTGTCCAATCATCTTGCCTAGGTAAATGTAATCTTCTCCTGAATTAAAACCGTTTTCAAGATACTCTGCTTCGTCCTTGTAGACTTTATATCCGCTATCCTTTTCGCCTCTATCTCTACCATAATACACATTCTGATAATCGTAGGAATCTGCTTCTCTATTATCAAAGTCAATCTTTTCTCCAATGAAGTGTCCCCATTTAGACGCATCACCTAACTTGATTGCCTTTGTGACCTTGTCTACTTTATACCAATTGTCTACAAGGTTATAACCTAATCCGCCTGGGTATCCGTCCCAATGCTGATAGGATCCTATAATCTGATTTTTTTGCTGAATTGCCACTCTTGCTCTTGTTGCCATAATTTGCCTCTCTTTGTTGCCTTATTATATTTTTATATTAAAGCCTAACTGACAAAAGGTCAACCACTATTTTACCAATTTAATGGATAGTATCGTAGCCTGGTATTGGATTTTCGTGTTCAGTTATGGATTTAATATCTTTTGGTTTGATTTCTGGACAGGTATCTTCAAGTGTCAAACAGGCGTCTTTGAAACTCACTGCCACGACCTCATAGATTTCTCCATTATCTAATTCGAAATGAAATAGGGTTGGTGCTCCCATGACTACTCCTTTACTACTGAAAGAGTCTTCTTTGGGAATAAGGATCTCACATTGTTTTTTGGTGGCTTGGGTTCTTGTGGTGCCGCCTGTTCGATTGCTGTCAATGTATCTTCCAACTGACTAGGAGTAAGAAAACCTACTACTCCGTCCTCGTTGTTGATTCCTTCTAACCAAACTGAATTGTCTTTCTCATCAGTGACCATAATTTCATATAGGCCTTTGGTTCCGCCATAACTCATATTAGTCATTATCACTGATACCTTATAATTGTTATTGAATTCTATATTCGCCTTAATTCCGCAAGTGGTAAAGGGAGGCATTTTGAAATCTTCAAATGGTACAAATGGTATATCTTTGAATTTCATAACGCCTCTCCTAATTATTTTGTAGACTTCTTCTTACGACCTTTTTTCTTGGGAGCAAGTCCTGATGAATAATATTGTTCACCTGTCATGCCTGGTGGAATGATTTCTATCTTGCCACCCTTGTCCAAGAACTTTTTAATGTCCTCGTCTAGTTTCTTCTGCTTCGCTTCTTGTTCTGTAATATTATATTGCATATATCCTTAAACTATACTCTAAACATCAAAAGGTCAAGAATAAAATTTACCAATTATTTCTCTAGCCTTATTATAAAGACTTCTGTCACCTCTTTCCAAAACTTCTATAAGGTCTTTCTTTTCCTTCATATAGACTTTGGCAAACTTTGGATCATATTCTGTAATAGAAGCAGAATTATGAATAAGGTCCGCCAACTTAATTGTTTGGGCAGGAGTGCCTACCGAAGCCAATCTGTTTCTTTCGAACTCTTTTCTTTTGGCTCTGTTTCCTTCAATTGGTTTTTCTGTAAGTTCTAAAACATATTTGAAAACGACAGCACCAAATTGATTAAAAATTTCTGTTGGGTGAGTATCTGTATCTTCTAAGACATCATGCAATACAGCCGCCGCCAACATTTCGTCAGTATGGTTAGCCGTCCCCCTTACAATTTCTGCAACCGCAAGTGGGTGAGTGATATAAGGCTCATTGGTATATTTTCTTTTCTGATCACCATGTGCCTTAGTGGCAAATGCCACTGCCTTATCATATAAATTCTTCACTAAACTCTGCCTCATCAATATCCCAAATGTCGTCAAATGAAACGACAAATTCTTTTTTAGATTCTGTATCTTTAAGTTTCACAAGTTTCTTTTCACTATCTCGTTGAAGCATGATACCTAATCCAATATAATTAGTCACACCCTTTAAAGGTACATCTGTCAAATTAGGGTGTGGTTTACCATTCATATCAACCATTGTCTGAACCTTAAATTTACAGGCATAACTCTTACCAGGTTGAACTTCACCTATGGTAATAAATTTTTGCTCTGACATGAATTACTCCTTTGTTAATTCTTGTACCACTGAAGCCCCAGAATTAATCCCATCTTTTACCTTAGAAAGGATTTCATCTTTCTGGCCTGGATTCATATAGATCTGATATCCAATAACTCCAATAAAGATTCCAATTGCTATCTTTAACATAAGTCCTCCTTCTTGTTAATAATTAATTCTAAACCTATCATATTAGATAGTGATTCAGCCATGTGTGGCCACTTCTCAACCAGTGAACTTATAAATTCTGCTCTTTCTTCCATATTCATTCTAGCAATGGTTTCAATTACATCATCAATCATATCTTAATACCCTCTTCTTTATTTTGTTTTATTTTAGAGCCTTTGGATCTTTTTGTCAACCTTTTTTGGGCCTTTGGAATAATATTAATTGCCGATACCAATGCGGCCATATCACTTCCGCCTTTGTCTTTTACTTCTTGATAGGCCTTTTGCCTTTCAGAAAATAATTCACTCATAGGTACTTCCTTATGGACCATTCTATTTGACTTCCTGTTAGGATCTTTAAAATTTCGTTTCCGCTTCATATACATTTGGCCTTTTCATCTTACCAAAGATGCAGACCACTCTTGCATTATATCTTTCTTCAGTCATTGCTAATGACCTTAATTTATTCTCCCACATACCTCTTGTCAATTCATCGAGTTGAGGATTGTTATCGAGCAGACGTCTAATGCTGTCTGCTCTTTTATATTGAACTTCTTCGCTAAAAGGACCCATTATAATGATACCTCATAAATTTCATCTTTTAGTTGACGAAGCCAGTCTTTGGCTCCTTCTTTATCTCCGTCATCGATTGTATCAATAATCATATCAATAACTCCATCGACGCCTTTGATACCGTTCAATTGAATTTGATTTAATAGTTCTAATTTATCCATATTAAACCTCCTCTCCAATTCCAAGTTTGGAGCAATGAGTCGCTGGAACTCTCCAACGGCCGTGAGTACCACAATCAATTGTGATATATTTCTGTGCCACCTTAGTGACCTTGCCCGAATGTTGAATACCTCTTCGACCAGTGAAACCTGCAATATCGCCAATCATAAATTTTGCGACAGCCTTTCTGCTTAATTGATTTCTTTTAAGTTTGATCGCTTCGATAACTTGATTCAGTTGATCATTGTTATCCATTTTGTAGATTAAGTCTACGGTCTTTGTGACTAGGTTATTCATAAGTGCCTCTCTTTCTATTGCCTAATTATTACTTTATTATATTCTCTGACTCCTTAGAAGTCAACCTTTTTTTTGACGGCTCTTCATTATTCCATAACCAAAGTATCAATAAGATAAAGGAATATGGTATTCCTATTGTTAGAACCATTGCCAAAATTATTTCACCCATGCAAGAACTTTCCTAAATAATCCGGCTGTCTATTTCTGCCTTTCTTATGGCCTAAATAATTGGCGCCTTCATTTACTACCACTGGCTGGCCTTTTCCTCTATCACAGACCCAACCATGTGGTCCTTGCATTACTGCCTTGGCAGTGAAAGTTTGACCTTGTGGTGTTTCATACCACACCTTGTCGCCCTTTTGGATTTCGTTGAATGCTTCATCTGTCCACATATTATCGCTCCAATATGACATAGTCACCAAAGTGAAAATCAAAAGTCTTCACTAGGTGTTCATAGTCACCCTGTTTCATTTCATCTATGATCACATGGTAGTTCATACCTAATTGTTCTGCTAACCTTTTCGCATAGGCCATCAAAGCAAAGGCATTACCATCTGGACCAGTAAGGTCAATGACCAATTCTTTCTGTGTCTTTTCCCTGATCATAATTAACTCCCTGTCACGACAGCATAAGTGCCGTCTTCGTTTCTTTCGAAACCTTCGATAAAAATATGATGATCTGGATTGCCATCTGTGTCGACAGCATTTCGAATGGCACTATCACAAGCCAACCAAACATCACACCACAAACCTTTACCACCAACTACCGCTGAAGTATTGTATCCCCAGACAGAACATTTATTAGTGATAACCGTACCAGGTACAAATGGACTCTTCTCGCCCATCATACCATTATACTGAACACCGAAGATCGGATCGTTGTCTGAATAAATTGACCAACGAGTTTCGAATCCACATGATGCACCATAGGTATCATGATAGTCCATGTCTTTCATAAACTGGTCTTCTTGAATTTGATTTTCCATATTGCCCTCCTGTTGGTTGGAAATGTCTAAATAAAGATTTGTCATTAGTCTGCCCTACTTCCCATATATGCCTTGAAGCCATATGCTCTTAAAACTTCTGCATAAGCCTGGGCACCTACTTCTTTACAATCCATTGATTGTCCATTGTGTTTCGCAGGATCCCACATTGTCATTGTCTTAGGTCTATATGATTTCTTAAATCCAACTGACTCTAATAACTTCGCCTCTTTAGAGTTCGTTCTGCCTACATTTACATCTACCCAGGCGAAACCACAATACATTGGCTCTCCGTATTCATTGCCACCTGTCTTTGTGTTCCAATCGTTTAAGAAATTATGAACGGCTGTCTTTGCCGCCTTTGATGCTTCGTAATGTATGTCTTCTATTTTTATTGCCATCTTTGCCTCTCTTTGTTGCCTTGTTTTTTTAGCCTATATATTTAATATAGTGTCTGGGGTATCAAAAGTCAACCCCTAATTTACCAAAAAATTAACTTTTTTTATCCACAATATCCATTGCCCATTGGTCCCAAGGTTCTGTTTTGGTAGCCTTTAAGCAATTAAATTGAACATCACAATGATTGGCTAGGACTTCATTTAACATCACATCTTTGATGGTATCCAAGTCCTCCTTATCATTGGTATCAATCCATAGGGTACCATACTCCCAATTCATATATGGCATTGCCTTTCCTTCTTTGTGAAACCTTTCTTTGATTTCAACCATTGCATGAGTTTCTAATCCCATTATGCAACCTCCTTCGCTCTAAATTCTAATTCACGGTTGACATCTTGTTGAACTGACCTTAACATAATAGAAGTATCAGAACTACCCCAACCTTCACCTTCGGGCCAGTCCTCAGTGAAGAAGTAGACTGACTCATATATAACATTTAATAAAGTAGGATCTTTAATTTGAAGAAAATCAACCGCCCTATGCATCATATTATTAGTAAGGTGATCCTCACCTGCATAATCCCAATCAATTTTATTGTGAACATCTTGAATCATATTTTTTGCCTCTCTTTGTTGCCTAATTATTCTTTTATATTAAAGCCACAGGTCAAAAAAGTCAACCGAAAATGTCAGAAAAGAATCCAGTGAAATCAATGGTTTACAAAAATAAGAGAATCTTCTTTACCAAAATATTCTTAATAAGAATAATTCTGCCAGCCACCTTCTCTTTCCATCTGTCTCTGAGAAGCAAATGGTTCATTGGGGATAAAAATCCAATCCTCACCACATTTGATACAAGGTTCTCTTAAGGTCCCATCATTTGCAGAGTGACCCATCAGCCATTCATTGTTTGGGGTAGTGACACTCGCACAACCAGTAGTGAGACAAATTAAGAGTAGTGACGCCATAGTGAGGCGTATTGACGAAGTTAGCCTTTTAAAAATGGTAGTGACAGCCTGTAGTGATATCATATTATTGTTCCTATTACGATAAAGGTGCCTATTAATAAACTTACGTAAAGTATTACATTATCATTTGGTTCAAACATTGCCTTTGTGCCTTTCTTAATTATATACGCATATAATAACGCACTTTGACACGTTTGTCAATGATAAATGGGCATTTTGATGTTCAAATTCATTCCAGATACTAGTAATTCTGCCATTTCTTGGTTGGCTATGGTACCAATTACCAAATCGTACACCGTATCTATAATAACTGAGTTGCCTGTATCGTCTTTAACAATAATAAATCGCATGATAAAGAATAATTAGCAGATCTTACAGCGGGGCCTTGCAGTATAGAGTGCTGTTTTAGGTTATTTGAAAACCTTACAGCGGGGCCAGTAATAAATATTAATGTCCGTCCGGACAGATAGGAGAACTCCAATGACACAATTACGAGAATTCAACCTTAATATAAAGGTAGGAGATAATATCCTTGTAGGTAAGAACGATGAGCCTGCACAGATTACAAAGATAGAATATTTTAACAAGTCAGGAGATTTAACAATTAATACAACACGTGGACCTAGAAAAGCATTAACATTTAAGTTATTAGATGCCAACAATGGCAATGCCGAGTGTCCTGCGGATAAATATAGATAGCATGAAGATAATAGACTTAGATGAAAAGATAGAAGCAGAAGCGGCCGCGAGTGCAAAACTTTGTAAAAGTTCTCGCAGTAACTCTTCTTTGGGTGCTTCTGCTTTGGCAAGTTGTAAGAGTCAAGGTTATCGACGCAGAGAAGGTAAAAAGTCTCACAAGATTGGTAGTGTGAGAAAGAACGTCGGGGGTAAAAAAATTAAAGGTAAGAAGTACGGAGGTCCTTTACCAGACTGGAGTTAATATGACAGCACAAGCCTATTCCGGAAAAATGCTTGTCGCGTCCCCGAGTTTAGACAATGACGAAATTTTTTCTAAAGCAGTAGTTTACATATATCAACAAAAAGAAGATTTGGTATTAGGTTTAGTACTTAACAAGCCTAGTAAACTTAAAATAAGTGACGTGTACAAATTAAAGAATGGCGACCCAGGTATGCCTATGCCCGACAACGTGTATAAGGGCGGACCTGTAAATGATCAAAGTATTATTTTGTTACACGAAAACAATTGGAATTCTACCTCCTCTGCAAACGTAGGGCACGGATTAGCAGTTAGTTCAGATGAATTGATGCTAGAGAAAATATTGACCGGGAACAGACCTAAACACTTTAGAATGTTCTGCGGTTGTAGTACTTGGCACCCAAGACAGTTGGCAATGGAATGTCATTCTGGAAGTTGGATGCTAATAGATGATCCGAAAGAACATTTGTTCTTTAACCACGAAGGCAAGCAACAATGGTTAAAAGGGATAGAAGTTGCTGGCACAGAAGTAATGAACGATTACTTTTAAGGAGAGATAGAATGAAATACTTATTAACAGTTATCCTAGGTGTGATGTTTTCATTTTCTGTGTTTGCTTCGCCTAATGTAGACGAACCCACAGAAAAAGATGTGCAACCTTTTGATAAAGTAGTGCCACAGGATGACGAAAGATTACAATATCTCCCAATCATGATACAATGTGGCAATGCCGAAAAAATGATAGGTGTATTAGAAGACCATGACGAACAGCCTTTTATCACTGGACAATTTTCTGTAATTCTACCATCAGGACAAGTAATAACACAACCGGGTGCAGTTTACATGAATCCACAAACTGGAACCGTGTCTGTTGTTATTGCATTTGCTGAGTCAAAGAAAGTATGCCATATCCTAAATGGTTCGGAGTTTGGACCGGCAGTTAGCCAAGGTTCTTTTCTAAGGTCCTAGTAATATACGCATATAAATAGAGTTATGATAGACACGACTCCATTTGAACAATTAATCTCTGACCTAAAGGAGAACGGCAAATACCGTGTGTTCAATGACATTCTTCGTGAGAGAGGTGACTATCCAAATGCTATATGGTATGGTAAGTATGCCATTAAAAATATAGTCAATTGGTGTAGCAATGATTACTTGGGAATGGGACAGTCTAAAATTGTTCTCGATGCCATGCATACCGCACTAGATCAAACAGGTGCAGGTTCGGGTGGAACTAGGAACATAGGCGGTACGAGTCACTATCACGTAGCACTTGAAGCCGAGTTGGCAAGGTTGCATAGCACCGAGTCAGGTTTGCTTTATAGTTCTGCCTACGTTGCAAATGAATGGACACTAATTGCTTTAAAACGTATCGTTCCCGACATTGTGTACATAAGTGATAGCAAGAATCACGCTTCTTTGATACAAGGTATAAGACACAGTGGTGCTGAGAAACATATTTTTAAGCACAACGATCTCGAGCAATTAGAGACATTACTAAAAACTGTCAAAGGTACCCCTTGCATTGTCTTTGAGTCTGTGTATAGCATGGATGGGTTTGTTAGTAAGATTCCTGAAATTTGTGATCTAGCAGAAAAATATGGTGCCATTACATACATTGATGAGGTTCATGCTGTCGGTTTATATGGGAATAGAGGCGGCGGTTTCACTCAGAAACTTGATGTTCAAAACAAAATAGACATCCTCAATGGCACACTTGGTAAAGCCTTTGGTACACAGGGTGGATACATCGTTGGTAAGTCTGTTATCTTAGATGCTATTCGTTCAGTTGCCTCTGGCTTTATCTTTACAACGTCTATCAGTCCTGTCATTTGTGCAGGAGCATTGGCAAGTGTAAAATATGTATCAGACCACAATGAACTAAGACAACAACACCAGGAAAGAGCAAACAGACTTAAGACTCTTTTTAGAAACAAAGATATTCCAATGATAGAGAACGAAACACATATAGTTCCTGTACACATTGGTGACGCTAAGAAGTGTAAAGCAATAAGCGATACACTGATTAACGAATATGGAATCTATTGTCAAGCAATAAACTATCCAACAGTTGATGTTGGCACAGAGCGTCTAAGATTTGCTCCGACACCTTTCCATACTAATGCAATGATGCATGATTTAAGAGACGCTCTAGAAAAGGTATTAGATGAATAAATTTAAAAAATATATATGGATGGGATTAGGATTTTTATCTTTAGGGATGGCCTATGTAGGGGTAATTGTACCTGGCATACCTTTTTCTATCTTCTTAGTTTTTGCGGCATATTGTTTTGCAAAAAGTTCTAAAAGAATGCACGATTGGTTATACAATCACAAATACTTTGGTCCGTTCCTTACGAACTGGGTACAAAAGAAAGTATTCCCAACCAAAGGAAAATATTTAATGATTGCAGTAATGGCTTCATCACTTGCTTTTTTATGGTTCACAACAGAAAATATAAAAGCAGTTTTATGGAGTGGAGGCTTTATGGCACTGGTTGCCATATGGGCCTGGAGATACCCGGGTTCTGTTGCAGAACAAGAACGTAGGTTGAAAGCAGGCGAAAAGGTAGCATGGCTGAAGTAGACTATTCACAAATGGATGGCGTGTCAGTACTTTGGCATTTGATATCTACAGGAGATCCCGGTTTTATGTTTATCGTAGGACTGGGTGTCTTCTTTTTAATTGTAAGCATTATTACAGATAGATACGTAGACAAAGAAACAGAGAAACAAATTAACCATACACATAGAGATCATGGACAGTATTGATAAGATAGTAGTTGTAGACAATTGGTTTGATCATCTTACACTAAAAATTTTAAATGATAAGATTGATCAGTTACAATGGAAGTTCTGCGAAGTTGTAAGTGAAAGCGAAGGCAATCCAGTAGAACGTTTTATGACTAATAACATCTATGAAGAACAAGAATTAGATAACGATCCACAAGTAGTGATACCATTAATAGATAGAGCCTGCCAAATGCAGTTGCAAAATGTTTGGCCTAATATAAAATTAAATGGTTTAAAAAGATTACGATTCAATGGCACGTTTGCTGGTGAAGGTTATAAGATGTTCCCCCATGCAGACATACATGGAGATCAAGATAGTGTGTGGACCATAGTAATATTTTTAAATGACAGTGATGGCGGAACAAGTTTCTATACTGATAAAGGTAAAACAAAAGTTAAGACTGTTGACTTTAAACAAAATAGAGCAGTCATCTTTCCAAGTAAAATATGGCATAATGCAGAGTCACCAACACAGAGTTACTTCCGTGTTACAATAGGTGCTTGTTATATGTTTGAAACTAATTAACTAGATCTGCATTAATCATTATTCTTGATTGACTTTTCACAGGACTACTACCTGCATGATAATATAATCCATTAAACAAAACTGCTCTTCCTTTTACTGGAGCAACAGTTTTATATTCTCCAAACTTTGTTTCATTAGGATTTTTTTGATCAAACATCTTATCAAATATGTAAGTGTAACCATCACTGTCGTTCACATAATATATTAAAACTGTGTGCGGACTTGGCATATCAACGTGTGGTTCAAAACATTGTCCTTCTTTAAAGTCAGGATCTCGTAAATTTAAATTTGCTTTAAGCCTATGAAATCCATTGTTAGAATATCCTTTGTCTTCTGCAAAGTACTTGATAGGTTGTAGGAATGTATAATAGTTGCTCATTGGACCTTGTTCGTCATCATAGAACGTGTGAACAAAGTCATGCGTGTAATGATACATAGGATCATTTAGTTTAGGTCTACCGCCGCTTTCTCTAGGACGATAGTACCAAGGAAAACTATTTGCTGTCATCATTATTTCTATTTCATCTTGAAACTTTTTAGGTAAGAAGTTATCTATTATTTTCATTATACAAAATTAGGTCCATGGACCCACCCCACTAGTGCTTTTCTCGTACCAGAAGTAACAGGTGTTACTCTGTGTAATATGAATGACGGAAAGAATAAGATGCTATTCTTTTTCATCTTCATAGTGTCTGGCTTATCACCAAACTTATATAATTCTAATTCGCCACCCTCGAAGTTATCATTTAACAAAATGCTAAACGAAATCTTACGTGTATCATTTTGTTCACCTTTTAGGATTGCATCAGTGTGCCATGTATAATGTCCTCCGTCAGTGTACTCACTATATTGTATTGGTTCTATTCTACTGATTTGAAAGTTATACTTGCCTTGGTTAACTCTTTCAACCAGTTGATGTACTTCGCCATATAAATTCTTTTGTGTGTCTTCATTGATGTCTATCCAACTTATGTCTGACTTACGTATGTCTTGATCATCTCCGTGCTTTTCTGTTCCTGCTGATTGAGTAGGATTATCTTTTACATATTGTTCAACGTATTGTAATGCTTCTGTTGATAAAGCATTTTCTAAATAGGCTTCCCAAGTTCTATCTGGGTTAGGATTTCTTATGTACATCATACTATTAGGTCCGCATTCAATATAATTCTATTCTTGTTTTCTATTGGACAATTACTGCTATGATATCTTAAACCATCAAATATGATTGCTCTACCCTTTTTAGGTGTTACCTTTTCTAATATGTTAAATTGTTTAGGTTCACCTTCTTCTTCAAACATCTCCTCATACAAATATGTATCCCCATCACTGTCGTTAACATAATACAAACATACCAAATGGTCCATTGGCATATCCACGTGTGGGTCCTGTTTGCTTTCTTTGTTCCAACCTTGCACAGGAATAGTCATATTGGCCTTTAACCTATAATAACCTTTGCTCATGTAACCTTGTGGTACAAAGTGTAAAAGTGTTTGGACCAAACCAAAGAAAGAACTTTGTACACCGTTTTCTTGATGATAAAATTGATGGGTAAATCCGTGTGTTTGTTCTTGAGATTCTGCGGAATTAATGTTTGGCTGATAGTACCAAGGAAAGTCATGTCTAGTTAAGACTTGTTCTATTTCATCTTGGAAACTTTTGGGTAAAAAATCATCTATAACTTCCATACTATTAGTTATAAATGTTTTGCCCCCAATACCAAATTAATGATACTAGGGGCCTTAATTTATTGTGTATTCTGCTATGCAGGCATTTCTTTGTGTTTATACTTTCTACATATTATTTTGCGTTTATAAATTTGTAAAACGCCTCCGCAGTTTCAAGAACCTGAGCAACACCTGGGACATTTGGCATATCAAGTTTATTTACGATATGTCCTGTTTCCTTATCTCTTGAAACAGTTTGTTCCCAACCCATCCACTTAGATGAATACTCAAACTCCGTGAATTGTTTAGCCATGTCTAGAACCTGTGTTCTAATTTCATATCCGTTTTTGTTAAACTGAACTTTTGGTAATGTTTCTCTTACTGATTGTGCAAGTTGTTCTGCACCTTTTTCGATACCTTCTTTGAATGTTTTATTCATGTTATTTCCTCCTGTGTGTATCTGTGTAAAAGTATTTAGTAATGACAGTAGAAATAAGGCTTATTTCCGGTATCTAGAACCATTTATGGTCAGTTTACTACCAAAAAAGGTACTTTAAATAACACACCAACTCACGTTGGATAATAAAAAGGAGACATCCTATGAAAAACTTTATGAAAAGTAAAAAAGTATGGATAGCAATAGCAGTGGCTATAATCGCTATCGGTTATTGGTGGTACACAGGACAACCTGCACCAATTGAAGCAAAGTAATTTAATCTTAAATTATAGGGCAGTTTTTACTGCCCTATTTTCTATTTCTTTCTTCCAGATATCCAGTCTATTTCATCTTGAGTGTAAGGCCACATAATCTTCTTTCTAATAAATGTAATGCATCGCATTAAGTAGAACTACTCCTACTAAAATAGACATCATTATTGTTAACGGAATAATTGCGTGTAAAAGGTTCTTCATGCCGCTTTGCCCCTCCATTGGGCAACTTCTTTGCCTCTCATATAATGATTAGCAGGTTCGTAACTTCGTTTTAGTTTTTTCCATTTGTCTAGTCTTGCTATTGCCTGTGTCTTTCTTGCCTGTAGTTTTGCTCTTTCAAGCAGTAGTGCCTTTGATTCGTTATACAAACCTTGTGATGCTAATTGAGAAGCGGCTCTTGTATAGCCTATTATCTCACACCAGTTCTTTATCTTCATAAAAAGTAACATCGTTTAATCCTTTCCTAATAATAAAACCTTTGTTGTTTTCCATATGGCCCAACCTTGACCGTGCCGTTTGAGATGGCTCGTTGACGGCGCTCAAGGTCATAATGGTCAACAGACCGAGAGAGATAATCCTCTTCCCAATCGGTTGCAATGAACAAATTCTTGATCCAATTAATGAAACTACCCATTTAGGCCGCTCCTTTAACTGATTCTTTATTATCGTTTTTGGCAAGTTTCGTGAATTGACCCTTGTGGATCGATGGTACTTTGCCTGGGTTGTCTAACATAAAATGATAAGCATACTGCCAATCATTCTTATATTCTGTTTTGGCCCATGTCTCTAGATCCGTACGGCGCCTATCTTCAGGCCCGCTTGTCACCCATGACATGAGACCACTTATTAAGTGTGTCATCTTTATCTCCTATATCATGTGTGCTTAAGGAAAGCAATACCCCCTGTCTTTTCAGGGCGTCAGTAGTCTTTGCTACCGTCAATGTCGCTTTGGACATCGTCATTTGCTATTTTAGAAGTGCTCTCTACTTCCCGGTCTATCCCAGTGTCTATGTGTGTGTCATCGGAAAAACTTGAGATAGTCTTTGCGTCGACATTGGTATTTATAAAAGTAGCATAAAATTTACCTCCTAAATAGAGCAGGATCACTGTACTATTTTTGCATGGCTGTCTTGCTAAAAATAAAAGTATTAAAGTATATGTTTGCTCTGGTAAGATACTATCTAAATAATTGTATGTTCTTCAACAGACCCAGGCGCAGGAAGTTGTCCCAATGGCAACGTTGGAAGAAGAAAGCCCCTAAGGTTCCTGAAATAACTTGTCCTGACATAGATGCTCTAATAGAAACTTTGGACAAATATGTTGGGAACAGAGAATTTAGCAAAAGTGCCAATTACAAAATCATACGCAAACTTGAACAGTTGCGTAAAGCCAATGATTCCTTAAGAGAAAGCGGATTGTATTGGTATAAGATTGCCAAGGACAACCTAAGGTATAAAAAATAATCCACATTGTAATCGAACTGTAACAAAACTTTTCTTGACTTATTGTAAATATGAGTGTATTAGTAATAATACCGGGCAGGCAAGGCTATCGAGCCTGCTCTCACTTAACAGGTGTTACGTGGTAAAAGCGGACACCAAAGGAGATAAAAAATGGATGCAGTCACTCTATGGATGGCAGTTGGCTTTTTATTTGCCGGATATGCCGTTATAGCAAACGATTCAGTACAGACTCTTGGTACATGGATCGCATCAAACAACGAAAAAGTAAACTGGAAGGTCATGTGGGGAGCCGCTTCGGCAGTTCTGCTATACACTCTATGGTATGGGTGGACCACAAATGGTGGAGACATCAGTTATGGTAGATTGAACAGGATACCTTTTCAAGAGATACAATGGTATCATGCAATGGCACCCGCACTACTATTAGTGTTGACAAGGATAGGAGTACCAGTCAGTACTTCGTTCCTAGTCTTAAGTGCATTTGCTAGTACGTTTGTATTAGAAAAAATGTTAATGAAATCTATGATGGGATATGCAGTCGCGGCTGTGGCGGCATATTGTATTTGGATTGTTGTTAGCAAAATACTTGACGAAGCAAAACCAGTCAAGGAAGAACATAAACTTTATTGGCGTATAGGTCAATGGGTTACAACAGGCTTCCTTTGGTTTACTTGGTTAAGTCATGACATGGCAAATATTGCCGTGTTCCTACCAAGACAGATACCCTGGGAACTAATGACAATCATATCAGTAGTTTTCATAGCAGGACTTGGCTTTATGTTTAAAGAAGGCGGAGGTAAGATACAAAAGATTGTGTTGGAGAAACACAATACAAGATATGTCCGTAGTGCAACAATTATTGATTGTGTTTACTTTCTTATACTTTGGTTCTTCAAAGAACTCAATGATGTGCCAATGTCAACGACTTGGGTATTCGTAGGATTACTTTGTGGTAGAGAACTTGCTATGGCAACTATCACAGGTAAGGAAAAGTTTAAAACTGTTTTTCCATTGATAGGAAGAGACTTCTTTAAGATGATCGTAGGACTAGGAGCATCAGTAGGAGTAGTTTTAGCAATCCATTACGTAATCGTTCCAAACGGTTGGTAAAGATATCAGAATAGGCCCTCAGTGGCCTTTTCTTTTCTTAAGTATATGTATGAGTTACACAATAGATTGGTCAGTCAAGAAAGTAAAGAATCAAATAGACAAGTTAATGCGAGTAGCCACAGATCCAAAACTAGATGGATTTAACACTTGGGGAGCAAAACAAGACTTGTATGAGATACTTTGGTATGCTGAAGATAGACTAGAAGAATGTAGCACTTATAGTGACGAAGATGAGTTTACTAAGAAACGCAGTCAACATAAGATGCTTAAAGCATTAGGAAAAAAATGAATATATTAATTGCCGGCTATGGCTTTGTGGGCCAGGCCCATGAAAAACTATTACAGGAACAACACAATGTAATGATCTACGATCCTGCACAAGGTTATAATGACTTTCCAGATGATGTCGTTGAAGCAATGATTGTTTGTGTAAGCACACCGCCTGCCAAAGATGGATCGTGCGACATGAGTAATGTGTATGACGTAATAGATAAATGTCCTGATGTCCCTATTATTATTAAAAGCACAATTAGTATTGATGGCTGGGATACTATACAAGAACAATACAAGGATAGACAGATATCATTTAGTCCTGAGTTCCTTAGAGCCAAGACTGCTTATGAAGATCTAAAGAATACAGACATGATGTACATAGGTGGTAACAATATAGAGTTTTGGTCTTTGTTTAAAAAGAATATTACGAAGTGTGAACCTAAAGCATTAGTGTTGGCAAAGTATTTTAGAAATGCCTTCCTGGCTACAAAGGTTAATTACTTTAATCAAGTGTTTGATCTATGTACCGCACTGAACATAGAATACGAATGTGTAAGAAAAGCAATAACAGATGATCCTCGTATAGGTGATAGTCATAGTTACATAACAGAAGAACGTGGCTTTGGCGGACATTGTTTTCCCAAAGACGTACAGGCATTGTTAAAGTCTGCTGAAAAAGAAAAAGTAAGTCTTAGTATCATAGAAAAAGCATTAGAATATAATAATATAATTAAATCCTTATAAGAATAAAATTTCCTTTTTGGTAATATAAATAATAATATGCACTTGACATTATTTGTCATTGTGCTAACATAGTAATACATTGTGAAACTACAGGTTAAGAGCCGGGAGAACACAATGAGAAAACTTCTAGTAAACATAAGGTACTTCATAGCACCACTGTTAATACTTGTAACACTCGCAGGAGTGTTAGCAGGAGGCGTGTGGGCATGGACAGGTGTTGGCCTATTGGGAGTAGGCATTATACTTGATACCCTTATCAACGTCCAGACCCGTGGAGCAGTTGATGAGAATGGTGAAACCTTAGGCATCCCCTGGTTACAGAATACAGTAATGTATATGATGTTGCCAGTCTTTGTTGCACTTCAGGTTGCACTTGCATATCAGATATACAATGGTATGGCAGGTAGTGAACTGTTAGGTGCAGTATTATCAACAGGTATATTTGCAGGCATAGGTATAATCTATGGGCATGAACTATCGCACACCAAAGGCGTTGCATTTGTAATAAGTCGTTGGATGATGGCGTTATCAGGTTCAGCACATTTCTGTTATGCTCATGTTTACAATCATCACTTGGAACTAGCAAGTGAAGACGATCCTGCAACCGCACCTCGTGGACGTGATATCTATTCACACTATGTCAAATCACACTTGGGTCAATCTAAGTTCTTGTTTGAGATGGAGAAGCAAAGATTGAAACGTTTACAGAAACCTTTTATATCATTTGGCAACAGATGGATTAGAGGTTATATGATGAGTGTTCCTTCACTTGCATTGTTCTTCTATGCAGGAGGTTGGTTAGGTGTTGCGTGTTTGGCTCTTGTTTGGGTTATATCAAACTTTGAGTTAGAAGCACTAAACTATCTAGAACACTATGGTTTGGTACGTGTTAAGAGCGAGCCAATAGACTATAGACATTCTTGGGATAACTCAACACTATTCACTTCATGGTTCTTTATTGAAATAGGTCGTCAGGCTGATCATCATGACAGAGGCGAAACACACTTCTGGGAACTAGATGAAGTAGGTGCACCAAACACAGGAGTAGGATACTTCACGTTGTTTGCACTCGCACTAATACCTCCAGTGTTTAATGCGTTTATGAAAAAGCATTTAGACAACTGGGATGAAAACTTTGCCACAGAAGCAGAGAAACAGATAGCGGCTAAACTAGCCTAACACTTGAGGGGCTCACTTTTGGGTGAGTCCCTTTCTTTTGTTCATTGTACGTTAATATTCAATATGCTATATATTATTAGTAGAATTAATTCTACTGTGGACCGCGGTCATAAGACAACCGGCACGTAATTTCAATTAGGAGATATACGATGCAATGGAACACTCCAAAAATCGTAGAGGTATCAGTTGGTTTAGAAATCAATTCATATGCCTGTGCAGAAAAATAGGTTGACATTTTAATATAGATATAGTATATTATAATTTTAACTCGGAGCCAACCTTAGGGAAGGCTCCATTTTTTTTGAAAGGAGTTGGTATGCAAAGTACAAAACAAGCAATGGACTGGCATATTCAAGAAGTTCTAACCTGCGAAGTTCTAAGGTTAGATCCTGATAATAAAATGCTCAAAAAGTTTTTTGAAATGCAAAATCATCACGGAGCAAATATGAGAAACATCAAAAAACAATATGAGAAACACGGAACATGGAAGGAACCTTTACCTGGGAGTTTGTTATGAGACTTTATTCTTTTGAATTAGTTTTATTTGGTTGGTTAGCATATAACATATTTGTTGAGTTACACGACTGGGTAGCAGAATCTTTTGAAGAGAATGAACAAACTGTTGAAGCACCAGAGCCGGTAGCAAAACCTTTGCACATACAGGAGGTCAACGATGTTAACTAAATTTATGGTAATTGTTTGGTTAGGATATAACTACGAAAAACCTGTGTTAATAGGAACAGTTGAAGATTGTGATAAAGGTAGAGTTGTTGCTGATAGGTTACAACCTACACATAAAGCCTTTGGATGTTTTACTAAAGAACACTGGGATAAGAATAAGTTTTTTATTCTTCAGTGGTAGATATATTAAACAGAGGCCTTTGAACAGAACGTTTCCAAAAGACTTTAGGATCTTGAGGCTGACAATGTACCTTTACTTGTTCAGCAATTTCTTTATCTATATTTTTAAGGAAGTTATTTTGTGCAAACGTTCTACGTTCTTCACACTCTGCTAGTGAGTCATATTGAATGCTAGTCCAACCGTCTGGTTGGGCGAAGTCTCCGGGTGTCCATACGCCATTAATTAAGAAATAGAATACTAGCCAGAATTTCACGATAAGTTTTTATATATTATCTTTGTTTGGTACTATTGATCCGTTTCCAAATAGATCAACTGCTTTCCAAGATGAATATATTTTCCAACCTGCAATTTTAGGCTCTGCATCTCTCATAGCCAACAAAAACACTTTATCAGATGCAACTTTGGCCTGTTTGATTAACTCTTTATCTTCTTTGTCTTTCATTTTCCAACGATATTGTCTAATGCATTTGTACAATAAGTCATGGATGATTGCCGCTCTTGCCACATCAAATGGTGCTATTGCCCACCACATACCTCTTGGAACAGATGCAAGATCTGTAACAAACCCTGTCGGTACTGTGATAGTTTCTGTTTTATTAGTATCACGTTTTACTTTGACACCAACACCTTTTAATGCTTTGATTTCTTCAATTGTTAGGTCTTTTGTTGTGTATGATAAGTCTCTACCCAAAACCCACTTACGTGGTGGATTAAATTCTGCCATTATTTTGGCGTTAAACTGTCCCATATTAAACCTTTCGCTTTCTCATTATGATAATATTTATGTTCAAAAGCAATAAATACAATTAAGGAACTGCAAAATGAAAAAACGAACTAGGTCAATATTAGAAGAATTAAACAATCTGCATCAGAAACGTGATTCAGATAGTTTTATTGCTACCACAGGTAATAATATCATCGAGAGTGCTATTAATCTACTACAACGTATCAATACGGAATATGACGAAGAAACTGCATTAGATCTAGAACGTAGATTTATCAATAGTATAAAATCATCAGACCCACGTAAATTTAAACGTGGCGTACAGAAAGTTGTAGAGTCCAAGAAAAAGGAACTATAATGTTACTCACTGAAGGCGGCAATATCTTCAAAGATGAAACTGGTAAGCCAGTTACTGGACGTATCAATCAAGCAGATGTAGATGCCACTTTACAATATGTAGAAAAGATTACAGGATTACCTTTAGTAGATAACAAGTTAGGATCTACAGGAATCCGTAGTACAAGTGGCGACCTAGATGTAGCAGTTGACAAAGACAAAGTAAACAAAGACAGTCTTGTTGCAAAGTTAAAAGCATGGAAAGACAAGAACGCACCCAATGATGATGACAGAGCCTGGATTGCAAAGTCAGGAATCACAGTACATTTTAAGACTCCTATTAAAGGAGATGTTAAGAATGGATTTGTACAAACAGATTTAATGTTTGGTGAACCAGAACTAATGAAGTTTGCAATGAAAGGTTCTGGAGATGATACGCCTTACAAAGGTAGACACAGAGCAATTTTGATAAGCAGTATTGCAAAAGCACAAGGATATAAATTTAATGCAGGACAAGGACTAGTAGACAGAATTACAAATAAATCTATATCTAAAAATGCAGATGAAATAGCAAAAACTATACTTGGTCAAGGTGCTTCAGGCAAAGACTTAGATAGTGTTGAATCTATAATTGCAAAGATAAAAGGTGATCCCAACTATCAGAATTTAATTGCTGACGCCGTTGACAAGTTTAAAGAAGAAGGTTTAGAATTACCTGAACAAGCAAATTTAGATCAAACAGGAACGATGCGTGAAATTTTAGATAGGTTGGTATAATGAAGATTAAAGAAATAGTATTTGAAGCAAAACGCATTCCACGTAAAAAAGGACAAAAAGCAAATTCAAAAAAACATTCTGATCTATACACAGATGAAAATCCTAAAGGAACAATACACGGCCTAGGCTTTAAAGATGAAGCAACCGCAAGATCAAGTGTTGCAAAAATACGTAAGTCTGGAAGAAGTCATGCACATAAAATACAGGCCGCAGTAGCAATGGAGCAAAGAGCAAAGGCGGCAGGCAAGGCAGGCCCGGCATCTATATATAGAAAATATATTAATTCAATGAAGAAGAAAACAAAAGCAAAGAATGAAGCCGCGGGTGTAGGAATAGTTACAAAACAAAATGCTACCAAAGATGTTCCAGTAGGCGGCGAGTATATGAATGTTAAGAAACTAGGTTTAGGAAAAGGTAAACCTAAAAAAATAAAAGAATCAGTTATTAGAGAGGCAGAGGCACGTATTCAACACGCCGAAGACCTTGTATTTTTTGATGGCTCACGTGGAGCCAAACGTGCTTTAGGCGAACTAAAGCAGTTAGCATCAGGAGGCGAAAATGTCACAATCAAATGGGACGGATCTCCCGCAGTCATTTTTGGAAGGAATGATAATGGAGAGTTTATCTTTACCGACAAATCAGGATTTAGTGCAAAAGGATACGATGGTAAAGCGAAATCAGGAGACGATGTTGAAAAGATGTTTATGGCTAGACCAGGAGCACAGAAAAATCCTGAAGGGTACAAAGCCTTAGCAGGCAAAATGAAAAGTGCATATAGCACATTTGAAAGTGCAGTACCAACAAGTTTTAAAGGTTACTTCAAAGGTGACCTTTTGTATTTCAACACACCAGTTGAAAAAAATGGGCAGTTTATTTTTAAACCTAATATTGTTCAATATGCAGTTCCAACCGACAGCAATTTAGGTAAGAAGATTGCCCAGAGTGATGTGGGCGTTGTAATTCATCGTTTAATGGATGAAGAAGGACGAGAAAGTACACTAAAGGATTTCGATATCTTTCAAGGTTCGAAACTACTTGTGATTCCTCCCATCACGATTGAACAGGCACCTCAGGTTGACGACACTAGTGTTAGAAGACTTGAGGCGCTTGTCTCAAAAAATGCTGGTTTGATAGATGATTTTCTTAACGATCAAAAGTTAAGAGAAATGAAACTAACAGACTTACCTAAGATCCTATATGCATACTTGAATAGTAAAGTTGATTCAGGATTACAAGATCTGGGCAAAGGTTTCATGGGTTGGTTGCAGTCAAGTAATGTGTCTGCACCCAAACAGGCAAAAATAGCAGAGTACGTAAAGGCAAACATAAGAACGTTTGGTGCTATATGGCAAACTGTCGAAGGTATTATGAATGTAAAAAATAATATAATCGATCAGTTGGATAACCAAAAAGGTACCGTAAGTGCAACAATAAATGGCAAGCCAGGAGGAGAAGGTTATGTTCTTCAACACCCGGCGGGCGATATTAAATTAGTAAATAGAAGTGGATTTTCTGCGGCTAATAGAGCAGTAGAAAGATAGGAGCAAACAAATGAAAATAAAAGAAATGATAGACGACATCAAGGTAAAAGAAATTGATGACGATATGAGAGACTTAGGTCTTGATGGTCCTGATTCAGCAGATGATGACAATGCTGGAATGGATCCTGAATTCAAGCAAACACCAATGATTATACAAGTGGGTAAAGTAATTGACTCAAGAGGTAATCCTAACCCAGTTAAGGCTGTAAAGACAGATGATGGTAAGGAACACCCAATTACTCCAGACCAAGCAAGTGCAATCAAAATGTTTTTGACTGCAAACTACGACATTCAAAAGAAACGTCAGTTTACAAAAGATGTACAAAACAGTGAAACATTAGGTGCGTTGTTAAAAGGTAAATCCCCTACAGAGATGAAAGACATTTTCCTTAAAATGTATGCACCAAAAGGTAGAGAACAAAGCGCCTACGCATAAGGATTAAGATAATGGAGTTTATCCAGGAGATATACGAAGCGAGGATGACTCGCAATAGTAGTAATCAAAAGGTACTAACGTACACAGATTGTTGTGAACGTGCATACCTTACGATGCTCGTGTTGGAATTGCTTAGACGCTTTCCGCAGACTGCTCCTACGGCTCATGGATATGCAAAATCAACTAGTGGATATGACTCCTACAAACATTTTAGAATGAATGGCACTGACCTATACAACTTCGTATATTTTATTACAGGTGATAAGGAAGTGCTTAAAAAACTAAAAGATCCAAAAGGGGCATTGGGTATGAGAAATCAAACAACAATGCCTTTGATGAACTTCAACAGATACATCACAAGATTGTCACAAGGACTAGCACCTAACATGGAAGATCAAAATGTGTTCATGCGAGTTGAAACTGCTCTAAGAATAAACAACACAGACTACAAGGCAGTACGTAGAAACATTTTTAACTTCAATAGATTGTCCACACCAGAGAAACAAAAGACTGTTACTAGATTGTTGTTGGCATCAAGAGCCAAGTTACGTTCAAGTGATATAATAGAACATCTTGAAAAACTTGCGGCAATTAAAGATTATGAAACAAGAACTGTCAAGGATACAGAACCTACTGTATCTATGCCTGACTTACCAATTGATCAAAATCAGTTAGCATTTTATAGATACCTTGTAGGTGCACCTAATCTAATGTTAACTAAAAAGTTTTTAGAATTAGCAGTACAAGGCAAAAGCATACCGCCACAGTTTGTAAAAGCATACTTTCCTGCAATTAAAACTATAGATAATATAGTAAAAGGCGGTCCTGCGTTTATTTCTATGCTAAGAGCACTAGAAAGACGTGCAAAACAGTCCAAAAGATAGTATCTTTACCAAAATAGACTAAATATTATTGTAAACACATCGCAGAGTAGCGATGCGTCATTTAGAGAAAATAGGAGAGAAAAATGGCAGGTATAACAAGAGTAAACGGATTTGGACAATACGCACAAGGTAGTGTTTATTCCGTAGCACAATTAAAAGCATTCCTTATCGACGCTGGTGGATCATTAGCGGCAGAAGACGATGGGGCAAAAGAAGCAATGGAACTTTTAATTCAAGAAGTTCAACCATTAATGTACTACTCAACTGGAACAGACGGTTCTGTAACAGTAGTATGTGACGGTCATGGTGTTGACGCGGCATCTATGCAGGCAAGAATCAGAGCATTAGGTTCAACTGCAGGTCCAAACAACTACGACTTCACAGGTGCAACTGTAACAGCGGCATCGGCTTTAGTAGCAAGTTAATAGACACTGAAGCAAGAGTAGTTACACTACTAAACTTAAAAGGGCTCGGATTTATTCGGGCCCTTTTTTTATGACTATAAGTATTGCTATGAACGTAGAAGTCAAGACACTAGTAGACATTACAGAAACAAAAAAGAATAAACATAATTGTCCTGATAAACTTTTGGTTTTACAACAGGCAAATTTTAATACATTCTTTCAAACACTTTCATTAAGGTTTAATCCTTACTATGATGCTAGTCCTGTTTTGGCTCGCAAAGAACTTTCAGAAGAAGATGGGTTTGGTAGTGAATATAAAGGTATGCACAATGTATGGACCTTTATGTTTAGACTTGAAACTGCGGTTGCAGGATTGGATATAGAAGCAATAAAAGATGACTTTGATTTAGTTCCTATAATTAAGAATTTGAACGAAAGTATTGTGATAAATACTAGTGCATTCAGAACTAAAGATAAACAAAGTAAAAATATTGTGTTTAACCGAGTAGATAATACTAGTGAGTAACACGGTAAATAATATTGTTATAGAGAATAACATTTAGGCAAACTATACATCTAAAGCAAGGCAAAGTTAAAAGGCCCCTACCCAGAGAACAAATGGTATGGAGAGATAGAGATGGCAAGAGCCACTAGTTTAGAAAGAGAAAACTTAGAAGCACACGTTGATTTGTGCGAACAGAGATATGAAAACTTAAACACTCGATTAACAAAGATCGAGGAGAAAGTAGAGCATATCCATAACGACATTACCCATGGTAATAAGTCGATGATCAAAGTTATTATAGGTGCAACAGGTACTATTGTTGCTGGCCTACTCTCTACCATTGTAGTAATCCTACTTAACATTAACTAAAGTCAATTCATATAAATACTAGTGTTATGCTAGTGAATGAAATCATATCAGCGATTCTAGAGAAAAGAATATGGGCAAAGTCTGGAAACAAGGTTGTCCGTAAGTATAGATGTACCTCAGGAATAAGGAAAAATAGGATCGTATCCAACATAGGACAATGCTTTGCCGCACCTAATGTTAAGGCTAGAATAAGATTAAAAAGAACCAGAGCAAGACTTGGTTCTAGAATGGCACGTAAGGCACGTAGAACAAAACGTACAAATCCAGCATCACGTAGAGTAGCGGCTCTAAATAAAGCAGGTAGCAGAAGAGCACCTAAGAGTACGAGAAGAAGATAATGAGAGTTGCCGATATCATCATAGAAGGTGCAGTTGGTATATGGTCTAAAGGTAAAAGTGGATTAGTCCGTAAATACAGATGCACTTCAGGATCTAGAAAAGGACGTATTGTTTCTACGCCCACAACTTGTAATCAACCTAAAAGAGTTTCAAGTTCTATTAATATTAGAAAAGCAAAATACAAGTATGGACGTAACATGAATATCAAATCACAAAGAACTAAACGTGCTGGTGCTTTTAGTAAAAGACTTGCTAAAATTAATAAACGTAATTCTTTAACAATAAATAGATACAAACCTAAAAAGAGGAAAGCAAGAAGAAGATAATGAGATTTCAAGAGTTCCAAATTACTGAAGACGATCTACGTAGAAAGATCAAAGAACAGTATCCACATCTCACAGAAGAGCAGATTGATGAGGCCTTACCTGCAATAGTAGGAGCAGTAGGAGGTGCAGTGGCACGTGGTGCTATGGCGGCAGGTAGAGTTGGAGCGAAGATGGGTACACAGGCCGCAAAGGCAGTTGGTCAAGGTATGGCCAAGGGTGCTAAAGCAGTTGGTAAGATGGCCGGCAACATGGCAAAGAAAGGTGCTGGTGCTGTCAAGAACAAGGTGCTTAACAAAATACAACAAAAAGCGGCTGGGCAGGCAATGAATAAATTATTAAAGCCTGGTACAACTATTCCTATGCCAACTAAAGATGGTGAAGAAGAATTTGAAATACAAAAAGCACAAGGTAAAGAGATTACACTTAAACCAAAACAAAGTCCAAAGCCAGGTGATCCAATAGCAACCGTACACAATAAAAAAGACTTAGAGCCTATTCTAAAACAAATAGCAACAGGACAAGTATAGTATGAAAATAAATGAACTTCTAAAACATTTTGATATTCATACTAACAATGAAGAAAAAGAACTTCTTAAAAGAATGTCAGAACCAAAACCATTTTTGTCATACACTGATAGAGAGCAATTCGTAATTGAAGCATTAATACGGAAAGCATTAGTAAGTAAAAGAGTAGACAATGATACAGTTTTGGTAATGGCTAATGACCCCGTATAGTAAAGAACTAATACAAGCACTAAAGGACCTTGTTGATTCACAGATCGACATACCTATTCCCTATGCTAAAGGAAACAGTATTAGACTTAAACACATAATCATACGCAAACACAGGAACGGTTACAGAATCTTTGATCTAAACACTAACAAAATAATTGCAAATACTTTTAGCAAAACGGGTGCGGTTGCAATAGCAAAGTGCGTAGTGGATAAACAAGAACAAAAAGTGAAGGAAATACTAGGATTGGACCAAGATCTTGCTAAATTTTACAATGATGCCGTGTTTTACAAGCATACAATAGAGCATACAACTGATGATTTACGCAGAGATGCCGCATTTACACGGTTTGAGATAGCAAATGACAAAGCAATGCAAATCAAGTACTCCATTGAATCTTTCATTTATGATAAATAAATATAGTTACAAGTTAGGATGAACAATGAAAATTAGTCAAATATCACAACCTATTACTGCTAAGACGTTGAACGAGAGTCTGACAAAAAAGTTCGGCGAACGTATTAACCTTGAAGCATTTACATTAGAAAAATTACAAGATACTAGCAATAAGTTAAGAACTAAACTCAGCGACATTGAAACTAATGAAAGTTTTGATTCAGTTCATACTGACGAGTATCAAAAGAACAAATTATTTTTAGATATTATTAATGCTGAAATAAAAGAAAGATCCGAAGCAGGCGAAAATATAGCAGACGCACCAGAGGCTGAAACTGTAAAAGAAGGCGCTGAAGAAGAAGCAACATTAGTTATGGCCGCAAAGGATATGGTAGACAGAGTTACAGGCTGGATGGAAGACACTGCTGAAATGCAAACAGAAGCAATGTTAGAAATAGGCGACAAGATTAGAGATGAAATGGGTTCAGAACAATCTGAGCAATTCATTGGTTCAGTGAAACCAGCATTAGAAACTTTATTCACAACATTAGAGCAAACTAGAGACGCACTTACAGGTGGCGTAGCCATTGTAACAGGCGAAGGTGCTCCCGCACAAATGGGAGACGAGGCTCCGGCAGAAGAACCAGAAATGGAGCCAACAGTAGATGCTGAAGCAGGCGCAGAGGCAGAGGCTGGCGCTGAAGATGAATTTGCAACAAGCGAACCTGCAGTCGGTGGGGAAGAAGAAGCAGGCCGAGGTAAACGTGAAAGTGTAGAACGATCACGAAGACTTGGAAATATTCTGGCCGACTCAAAAAAAAAGTCTTAGAATCATCAACACCTAATCTTATCAAAATTCTCCGAATGCACTCACAAGCAGGCGAAGAAAAGATTTCATGGGACGACTTAAATCAGGAAATGAAAAACTTAGGCTCAGAGCAATTTGACGCTGAAACTTTCAAACAAGTTTACGATACTGTTCCAGCAATCAAAAATTTTGTTGATAGTTTTGACCCAGAGGGCGTAACGTTCAAGGGTGGTGCTGATAAAGAAGTACCACCTGAGGACACAGGCAACATCGACCAAATGGCTCAAAGAGCAACTCAAGCCAATCTATAACTTGACATTTTACTATTTTTGTTATATACTAGTAGAATGGGAAAATTAAACTACACTCACGAAGACGATAACATTCAAAGCGTCAATAACCAATGGATCATTACATCAAACTATCCTGATTACAAAAAGTTTGAAAAACTATTTGAATTAGATGGCGTTGATATTAGTGAGAACACAACAACTGCCAATGGTGAACAAATTGATTTGGAAAGTGAAAAGACAACGTGTAAGTGGGGAGATTTAAAAGATGATTACTTAGATTGGATATTATCAAAAGTAAAACAATTCACATTACCAATAAACAAATTAAAAGTGATTAGAGCATGGACCGTTACATATTATAAAAATGGTTACCAAGGTATTCATGTACACACAGGCGATATGTCATATAAAACCTTTAGTGTTGTACTCCATATGGACGATGTAATAACCACAAAAGAAAACAAGTATGACGGAGTCTTATTTACAATGATGCCTGAACCAAACGGATATCAACACCCTGGACATTATCTTAGTCAAGCAGGAGGTGTAGTGATGCTAGATGGTAGAGTATGGCATGGGGTATATCCTACTTCAACAAGAAGACGTTCGTTCATAGTAGACCTAGAATACGAATAGGAGATTACATTGTCTTTAATCACAAACAAGTACGATTACAAAGAACTTAAACGCCAACACATTGATGGTAAAAGATTATATGCTTGTCCTGATGGAAATGCAGTAGCAAGTGTAACTACAATATTAGATGCAACTAAAGATAAGACACATCTTATAGAATGGCGTAAACGTGTAGGAACTGAAAAAGCCAGAGAGATTACAACAGAGGCCGCAGGTATAGGTACACGTATGCACAAATATTTAGAGGACTATATAGACAAAGGAGAATGGCCAACTCCAGGATCTAATCCTTATGCTAAACAGGCTCATCAAATGGCCGAGACTGTACGTCAAAAAGCAATAGTTGATATAGATGAAATGTGGGGTAGTGAAGTACATCTATTTCACCCTAAAATATATGCAGGTACAACTGACCTTGTAGGAGTATATAAAGGCAAGCCTGCAATAATGGATTTTAAGCAAACAAATAAGCCTAAGAAGAAAGAGTGGGTTGAGGACTATTATCTACAATTAACGGCTTATGCCCTAGCACACAACGAATTATATAACACTAATATACGTTCTGGACATATTTTTATGTGTAGTAGAGACTTTCAATACCAACAATTCGACCTTTTAGAAGAAGATTTTGCACAATGGGAATCTAAATGGTGGGATAGGGTATATCTGTATTACGACAAGTTCGCATAAATATATGTATCAGGAGTTATTAAATGGCAGTAGTACAGATATCACGTATTCAAATTAGAAGAGGACAAAAGAACGTTGGCTCTGGTATCCCTCAACTTGCTGGTGGTGAATTAGGTTGGGCAGTTGATTCCCAAGAACTTTACATTGGTAATGGAGCAGTATCAGAAGGAGCACCAGCAGTAGGTAATTCAAAGATTATTACTGAACACGACAACTTATTTGAATTAGCAAGTACATACACATATAAAACTGGTAGTTCAATACAAACAGGATCAAGTGCAACAAGTCCTGTAACAAGAACACTGCAAAAGAGATTAGATGAAACTGTAACAGTTCAGTCATTTGGTGCTTTAGGAGATGGTACTAATCAAACTGAACAACTACAACGAGCAATAGATCAATTATATCTTAATACGTCTACCAAAGGCACAGTACCAAGTAGAGTAGTTTTAGAATTACAGCCAGGCACATATACAATTAATAATACAATACATATTCCACCCCATGCTACACTTATAGGTGCAGGAAGTGATAAAACAATTATTCATCAAACAGGAGAGTTTCCAATATTTAAAACTGTAAACAGTTTAAGTACTCCAGGAACACCAGCACCTGACTCAGGAAGTTCTTTAGCCAACCAGGCTAGAAAGATTACTATCAAAGGTATGACACTTAAAACTAACACGTTAGAAAAAACAGGATTAGATCTTGTAACCTGTCGTGAAAGTATTTTTGAAGATTTAAGTATTGAAGGTCCATGGATAGCAACCAGTGCCACAATAGCAGATGCAATAGGTATTAAGATGTCATCATTATCAAGCATTGTTGGAACAATGATGAATACATTTAGAAATGTAAAAGTAACTGGATTTAGTTATGCAGTAAAAAGTGATGATGACTGTAACGATAATTTATTTGACAAATGTACATTTGAAACAAATGACTTTGGTGTAGTATTTGGTAAAGATACAATCATAGGATCACAAGCACAGGCAACTGGTCCATCAAAAAACAATATTACAAATAGTATTTTTAAATTTATTAATCAACACGGACTATGGTATGAGAACGGACAGTTTAATCATAGCACAGGAAACAAATTTATTGATGTTGGTAACGAAGGCGGAGGAGATACAACCCCATTCTTTACAATTATCAATACAAGACAAGAAGGCAATACAAGTGTTGATGACTTCTTTGAAAGAAAAAGAAGATTAATGTATGATGCGAACTATACAAGTGTTGCATACAAAAGTGAAACAGAAGGTGAGATAGATTTAATTGATAATTCTACACACGATCTTAACATAATACAAACAGGTAGTTTTACAACTCTGTTTAGATTGCCAGGTGATGCTTCAAGAGCCTTTGCAATCCATTACACTTACAAGAGTGCCATAGTAGATGCACAACGTACGGGTGTAATTAATGTTGTTGTCGACAGTTCCAACAACCTAGTATCCCTTGATGATGAGTACACATATAGCGGAAGTCCAAGCAATCAATCCAATTTACAGTTTAGAGCAAACTATTTAGACGTAAATGGTGACACAACGGTTGACACAGTGGCTATTCAGGTGTTAAACTCTACTACAAATGATCAAGGATTTCTACATTTTAAAGTCAATAGCAAAACATAGAAAGTTTAATGTTTGAAAACGATTACGAGTCTCGGCTACGAGAGTGGCATGAATTCAGATCTACATTGGAAAAGTCTAATGATCCGTTCAAGGACTGTCTAATGTTGTATAAAAAAGCACCTCGTATCTTTAAGAGTGATGTAGATCCCTGGGATCAAAAGACTTGGTTAGACCCATGGCAGTTGGTAGAAAAAAATTTGTACACTGAGATGTGCATTACTTTAGGAATATGTTACAGTCTCCAATTAACTGAACGTTTTTCTGGTAGCAATTTCGAGATACATAATGCAGTAGACACAAAAAGCAAACACACATTTTATCTGCTGGCTGTGGATAACAACATAATAAACCCAATAGTTGAGGAAGTATATATAGGATTACCGAAGCATTTTGTTTCACAACGTATTTTCAAGATGCCACTGGTAAACTAAATACTTTTTTGAGGTATTGTAAAAGTATAAAGTAAGGAAGTAATAGATGTCAAACGGTTCAGGAATTCACATAGTAAAGCGAGATGGTCAAAGTTATCCATTAGATATTAATAAAATTCACAAAGTAGTTCAATTCGCCTGTGAAGGCTTATCAGGTGTAAGTATTTCACAAGTTGAAATGAATGCAAACATTCAGTTTTACGATGGAATGTCTACTAAAGAAATTCAAGACATCCTAATAAGGTCAGCAAATGATCTTATTTCATTAGAAGCACCAAACTATCAATACGTTGCGGCAAGACTTTTATTGTACGGAGTGTACAAAGATGTGTTTGGTGAATACAAACATAAATCATTTATTGATATGATCAAGTTAAACATCGAACGTGGTGTTTATGATCCTCAAATTTTAGATCTTTATAACGAAGATGAATTAGATTCTCTTGACAAATATATTAAATTAAACAGAGATGAAAACTTTACCTATGCAGGACTTAGACAAATTGTTGACAAGTATCTAGTGCAGGATAGATCTTCAGGACAGATCTTTGAACCACCGCAATATATGTACATGATGATTGCGGCAACATTATTTGCAAACTATCCTAAAGAAGATAGATTATATTACGTAAGGAGATACTATGACGCGACCTCACTTTTTAAAATCAATATCCCAACGCCTGTCATGGCAGGAGTCAGGACCCCTGTACGTCAGTTTGCATCTTGTGTACTTGTTGATAGTGACGATACCCTTAATAGTATTTTTAGCAGTGATATGGCTATTGGACGTTATACGGCTCAACGTGCAGGCATTGGTATCAATGCTGGTAGGATTCGTGCAATCAATTCTAGGATCAGGGGCGGCGAAGTAGCACACACAGGTCTTGTTCCATTTCTAAAGAAATTTGAATCAACCGTAAGATGTTGTACACAAAATGGAGTACGTGGAGGTAGTGCAACTACCCACTTCCCATTATGGCATTATGAAATTCAGGACTTATTAGTTTTAAAAAACAATAAAGGTACAGAAGATAATAGAGTAAGAAAATTAGATTACTCAATACAACTTAACAAATTGATGTATGAAAGATTCTTAGGTGGTAAAGATATAACTTTATTCTCGCCACACGAAGTACCTGACTTGTATGAAGCATTCTTTAGTGATCAAGCAAAGTTCGAAAAACTTTATACAAAGTATGAAAAAGATAATAGCATAAGAAAGAAAACTGTTCCTGCTATGGAATTGTTTGGTGATATGCTTCGTGAACGTGCTGAAACAGGACGTATCTATATTATGAATGTTGACCATGCAAACACACATAGTTCATTTAAAGATACTGTTTACATGAGTAACTTATGTCAGGAAATTACATTACCTACAAAACCATTACAACACATTGATGATGGAGAAGCAGAAATTGCCTTATGTATTTTAAGTGCAATTAATGTAGGTGTATTAAAAGAACTTGATGACTTAGAAGAACTATGTGAATTAGCAGTAAGGGCCTTAGAAGAAATAATTGATTACCAAAAATATCCTGTTGAGGCCGCTGAAAAATCCACAAAGGCAAGACGTTCATTAGGTATAGGTTACATTGGACTTGCACATTATCTAGCAAGGCATGGTGTAAAATACAACGATAAGAAAGCACTTACTAAAGTTCATGAACTAACAGAAGCATTTCAATATTATCTTTTAAGGGCAAGTAATAAACTTGCAAAAGAAAGAGGTGCTTGTGAATATTTCAATCGTACAAAATACAGTGACGGAATATTGCCAATTGACACATACAAAAAAGATTTAGATGAAGTATGTAATATTAAATTAAAGTATGATTGGGAAAGTCTACGTGAAGAAATTAAAGAGCATGGTGTTAGACATTCAACATTGTCAGCACAAATGCCATCAGAAAGCAGTTCCATTGTATCAAATGCTACAAATGGAGTTGAACCACCAAGAGGATATCTTTCAATTAAGAAATCTAAAAAAGGACCTCTTAAACAAATTGTTCCGCAGTATCAAAGTTTAAAGAACTATTATACATTGCTTTGGGAAATGCCAGGCAATGAAGGTTACATCAATGTAATGGCTGTAATACAAAAATTCTTCGATCAAGCCATATCAGGTAACTGGAGTTACAATCCTACTCACTATCCAGATAATGAAGTACCTATGAGTATAATGTTTAAGGACTTATTAACTACATACAAATTAGGTTGGAAAACTTCTTATTATCAAAATACATACGATTTTAAAGGTGAAGACGTAGAAGAATTGAGAGAAGAGATAAGTACTCCGCTGGAGCAAGAAGCACCACACCCTGAACCAAGTTCTAAAAAGGAATTGGACGAAGAATGTGAAGCCTGTGCAATTTAACTATTGACAAGCGACACAAAGTAATTTATAATAGTATAGGAAAATAGAGAATATAGAAAGAGAACAAATGGCTAAAACTGTCTTTAATAGAAACAAAGTAGACTTCACCAAGCAACCTATGTTTTTTGGAGAGGATCAAAACACACAAAGATACGATACATTTAAGTTTCCTGAGTTTGATAAACTAAATCAAACAATGCTAGGTTACTTTTGGAGACCTGAAGAGGTTAGTTTGCAAAAGGATAGAGCAGACTATCAACAGTTCAGACCAGAGCAAAAACATATTTTTACAAGTAATTTAAAATACCAAACGTTACTTGATTCAGTACAAGGACGTGGTCCAAGTCTTGCATTTCTACCTTGGGTATCATTACCTGAACTAGAAGGCTGTATTGTTACTTGGGACTTCTTTGAGACTATACATTCTCGTTCTTATACACACATTATGAAAAACGTTTATCCTGATCCAAGTGAAGTATTGGATCACATCTTAGAAGATGATGAAATTATTAAACGTGCTATTTCAGTTACAAAGAATTATGACTCTTATACAGATGCAGTAGAAAACTTTATGTACAAAGGCAAAGGCACAATGACTGATGTCAAAAAGAAATTGTTCCTTGCAATGATGAACGTAAACATCTTAGAAGGATTGAGATTTTATGTTTCGTTTGCCTGTACGTTTGCTTTCGCTGAAAGTAAAATGATGGAAGGGTCAGCAAAAATTATTTCATTAATTGCTCGAGACGAGGCAACACACTTAAACTTATCAACTCACGTATTAAAAAATTGGTTACGTGGTAATGACGATCCTGAAATGCAAAAGTTAGGACAGGAAAGTGAACAAGAAGTTTATGATATGTGGAAGACCTGCGTTGAAGAAGAGAAGGCTTGGGCAAAGTATTTGTTCAAAGATGGATCCATCATTGGATTGAACGAAGAAATCTTAGGCCAGTATGTAGAATTCATTGCTAATAGAAGATTGAAAGCCTTAGGATACAAACCTATCTTTGATCAACCAGTGAATACTAATCCTTTACCTTGGACACAACATTGGTTGAGTTCAGCAGGATTACAAGTGGCTCCACAAGAAACAGAAGTAGAGTCATACATTATTGGGGGCGTTAAACAAGACGTAGAAAAAGATACATTCAAAGGATTTAAATTATAATTATGACAAACGTAGTATATTCAAAACCAATGTGTCCCTATTGTGATAAAGCAAAGCATTTATTAAAAACATCAGGGATAGAATTTAAAGAAATGTTAATTGGCAGAGACCTGACTAGAGAAACTTTGTTAGAAGAGTTTGAAGCAAATGGTATGCCACAGCCAAGATCTGTACCGCAGATTATCCTTAACGGTAAGTACGTTGGGGGATACAACGAACTATTGAAGTACGTTGAAGAACACGGTATGGAAGGACTGAAACAATAAAGTATGTTAATTGAAACTCCGCACAAAAAAGGCGACACAGTATCATTCAAATTACAATCCGGAGAAGAGATTGTAGCAAGAGTAGACGATGTAACTGACACAAGTTATCGTCTGCACAAGCCATTAACATTAATGAACACAGGTAAAGGAATTGGCCTAGGTCAATTCATGATGACAGCAGATCCATTATCGGATATCTATATGCCTAAGTCCAGTGTAGTTTGTTCTTCAAAAACCCATACCACTATGGCAAAACAATATATTGAAGCAACCACTGGGATTAAAACATGAGTCAAAAAATATTAGTAGATGTAGACGGAGTTCTACTTGATTGGGATACTGCCTTTCAGAAATGGATGGCGTTAGAGGGTTTCATCGTTAAGGAAAACGGTGATACAGAGTATAAGACACATCTTAGATTTGTTACAAATATCCAAAAAGATCCTATTCCAGAAGATAAAGCAGACTGGTTAGTGAAGATTTTTAATCGATCTGCATGGATTGGGTTTTTAGAACCCCACAAAGATAGTGTTGAAATAGTGAAGGCATTAAAGGAAAAAGGATATACCTTTACTGCGATTACTTCTTTAACATTAGACCAACCTGCTCAAGCATTAAGAAGAAAAAATTTGGCAGACGTCTTTGGAGAAGACACTTTTGAGGATATCCATTTCTTAGAAACTGGTTCTGGTAAAGCAGAAGTTCTAAGCAAAATGGGTCAAGGGCATTGGTGGATTGAAGATAAGCCGGATAATGCTTTAGAAGGACTAAAGCACGGACTTAAACCAATCCTTATTGAACATAGTTACAATAAGACCTTTTTAAACAGTCAAATCGAAAGGGTACCAACTTGGCGTAACATATATAAAATAGTAACAGGAGAAAAATATGTCATCAATTCATGAGCAAATCACGGCGGCATACGAGAACTACTTGAAAGAGTCTGAATCTTTCGATACAAAAGGTGTAAAAGCCTCAGCGGCAAGAGCCAGAAAAGCATTAGGCGAAATGGGAAAACTTGCAAAATCAAGAAGAGCAGAGATTCAAGAAAAAAAGAACTCTATGTAATTTATTAAAGTTTGGCGTTGCATTTGATAATCTTGCAACGCCATTCTTTTATTATGATATCCGTAATAATTACCAAAAAATTTATAAATATGATTAGTATTACTACTAAAAACAACACTAGGGCGTAAAATAGAACATGGAAAAAGGAAAACTAAAGTGGTACAATCCAGTCAAAGGATTTGGATTTATTACTCCAGAAAAAGGTGGCAAAGATATATTTGTACACGTTTCCCAATTTAAAAAAGCAGGTATAACGGATATACTAGAAGGTATTCAATTAGAATATCAACTTGAAGAATTCCGTGGCAGAACCATTGCCGCAAACATCAAACAAATCTAAGATATATTAAGAAGATTATTTTACTTGTTTCTTCTGATAATCTGCTATGGCCGCCTTTATGGCATCTTCAGCCAGCACTGAACAATGTATCTTTACGGGTGGAAGAGCCAACTCTGTAGCGATTTCTGTATTCTTAATTTCCCTTGCTTCGCCCAGTGTTTTGCCTTTTACCCACTCAGTGACAAGCGAACTACTAGCAATAGCAGAGCCACAGCCAAACGTTTTGAACTTGGCGTCATCTATTGTTCCCTGGTCGCTTACTTTAATTTGAAGTTTCATGACATCGCCACAAGCAGGTGCACCCACTAGTCCTGTTCCTACGTCAGTATCTTCTTTATCCATTGAACCTACGTTCCTTGGATTCTCATAATGGTCAAGTAGTTGTTTACTATATGCCATATCTATCTCCGTTGTTAATAATCTTTTTGCATTTTTTTAAGAGTGTCTTTCCAATCGTAATCAGGATTAGGACTATATGGCACCATCATTGAACCTGGGCATCTATCATCTTTTCCTGTAACGATTGTTTCACTGCTTTTACCAGCACCTACGTATATGCACACAAGGTTATCTCCTATATGGCCCATATACACTCTTCGAGCAACAGTCATCTTGACTTGGTCTCGTTCACCTCTTCTTATTTGTTGTTCATAAGTATAAGGTTTAGTTGCTCCATATGTCTTTGCTCCCGCAAGTGCGTCAGTCCAAGGTAATAAAGCAATAACCATAGCAACATATATCATATAATCCCTTTGTAGTCTAAGGCAAAATACAATAAGCCAATAATGAAGCCTAGTAATAATAAAACTGCAAGTCCTATTTGCATTGCTTCAATAAAATCTTTTTGACGTTCTGCTTGTTTGTAAACTTCTTGTTCTCTTTTTAGTCTAATCTTTCGACGCATCTCTTTTAATTCGTCCCAGGTACCATAACCATAACGGAAGTTCAATAATGTTTGTAATTCTTTTTCTTGTTCTATGATTTTCTTTTCGTGGATTAATAGTTGCAGTGCTTCTTCTTCAACTGAACCTGCATTGAAAAGTTTTTTGAACAACGGAGGCTTCTTTTGCATCTGTTGTCCTTTACGAAAATCTGATATTGCGGTGTACCACTTGCCCATTTGGCCGACTGTATTTTCAAAGTCTTGTCCGGCCTGGACAAATTTCTTTACGGTATTGAAAGCCGTCGTTGCGGCGGCTATTGCAGTAAAAGGATCTACTATTTCCCTCTCCTAAAAAATTCCCTCAATAATATTTATCTATTATTCAAGAATAAGTGATTTGATGGTGATTGATCCGTCTATGTTTTTTTCTAACTCTGCTTTAGATTTGATGCACTGGTACTTGACGCCTTCGGAGTATTCTCGTTCAGCAGTACGTTTGCCTCTAAGACATTGCCCCATGGAGTCTTGTATTCTGTGTTCCTTGATCTCATTGTTGATTAACATTAAAAGTGCTACCACTGTCTCGATCATATGCTCTCTTTCCTTTCACAACCTACTTCAAGATGTACTACTGTCAAGTATCCATCTTCGTCAGTAAGCATTGCCCTTGTGTTTTTTTCTTTTTCTACTGCCGCTTCTAGACACAATGATTTAGTTTCAAAAGTTCTTGTAGGATTTTCATACATGGTTCTACAATCCATCATTGTTGTAACACACATTACTGCAAACATTTCCCACATTAGTGACCGTTCCCGTTTGTGTATTTGATATCTCTATCTGCGTCTTTTAATTTCTCAATGTCTTTTGCAATCTTTTCTACTTGCTTCTGTAGGAATTCAATGTTAACTCTATTCTCCATATTCTTTTCTAATACGGCTTCCATCTTCTCTACACTTTTATACAAGTCCTCAATAAGCATAAATTGTTCTAGGTCGTTTTGCGATTGGCCTAATTCACCTCTAGGATATTTTATTCTAAATTCTGAATTGGAATCTAGATCTTTCTGCATTAAAGTTATCGTGTTAGTATGTTGGTTAAGTTGCTCTACCACACCAAAGTATGCCCAAACACCTACTGCTACTGCACCTATGATAGCCAACATATTTCTGATTGGCATTGAAATACTTGTATTGTCCGATACGTTGAATTTACTCATAAATCCTTTTAATTTCTATTTATCATTCAAAAGAGGTTGACATACTCCATTATCGGTGCTATAAATAAAGAGTAATTGATGACGTCATTGTATGTCACAAGAGCAGGACCCGGGTGCAATTCCCGGCCACTCCACCAATTCAATATACCCCCTACGGGGTGGAATTAGGATCGACTGGCTTGTTAAGAATGAAAGAGATTACCGGGTGGGAACTCCGTTAACGTAACAAAACTATAAATGCAAACGATAACTTTGCATCTGAGGATTATGCACTAGCGGCATAATTTGACGGGGTTGGCAACTTACCTGGCAACAGAAAAGTTGCGTACATTTTGACTGGATAGAAGGACAAATAAAATGGCTACATATATCACAATTCTAGGAGCCGCATTAGTTATAAATGCAATCCATGTAGCAATCACAGGACATCAAGTTATGCTCTGTGTTTCTGGCTGTAATTAATCAATAGGGGTAAAGTGTCAATGGTTGCACGTCAGACTCCAAATCTGAAAGACAGGGTTCGATTCCTTGTGCCTCTGCCAATTATTTGATTATATCACTTGTTGACAAATACAAGTAAAGAGTGTATAAGTATTTTGCATTCAGGAGGTGAATATTATGACTGGAGCAGAAATAGGAATTACAATAATGGTTACACTTTGGTTAGTTGGAGTATTGACTAATTAAAGATAATATTGTATTATTAGACTTATGACTATGAATTGGAGTATGGGAGAATTTTATGCGAATAGTAACTAACCAAGTACCTTTCCCCCATACTATTATATATGATTATTATGCTCCACGAGAGTATAGCCTAATGTTTGCCGAACTACATAAGTTAAAACCCCTTATGTCGGATAAGACCAACGATGGTGATCCTAGATCAAATGGAATGATTGGTTTATCCCTCGACAAACATTTTAGGAACGATAGATCCAAAAGTGACATCCTTACATATAACAGACAAATTTTTGATATTACAGAAAGATTGGTTTCGGACAATCCAATGTTAAATTATTTGGATATGTGTAATGATGACCTTACTCAAATTAATTTTTATCCTGATGGTAGTGAGTACCAAAGCCACGCCGATCATGCCACAATAAGTGCAGTAACATTATTCTGTCACGAACCTAGAACATTCAAAGGTGGACATTTAAAGTTTGCTAAACAGGAATATATACCTAATTTGGAAAACAATTCAATCATTTTATTTCCAAGTTATGAAGCACACGAAGTTACCAAAACCCAAGGAACGGGTAGATTTTCGATAAATCAGTTTTATTTTATCAACCGATAAAGGTTGACTTTTCCAAAAAAAGTGTTATATTAATAGTATAAATTTATTTCAAGAGGTAGAATTATGACAATGCATCTTGCTAGAGGCTTAACAACTTTAAACACTAAGAAACCTAAAAGGCAGATTACTAAGGCTAAAATGAAACGTTGGGCAGAAGAACTAAGACTGTACAACAAAGACATGAAACGTTTAGGTATGCATAGCCATAGAATGACAATGGAACAATATGTTGAATATGTTCATGGCAACTTTACTCCTAAACAACGTAGTACAACTGTGATGTCGACTCCCTGGCATCAAGCAGGTGTATCATATGAACGTAAGACTGAACATATCCCCAGTGGGAAATCTTCAGCCAGTTTCGCTCCCGCAACTAAAAAAGAACCTATGCAGTACACAGGAAAACGTAGATTGATTGGTATTGCAACTATGCATAAATCTAACATGGTGCCTATCTTTGCCGATGATGAAGATGACAAGAATGGTCGTAAGGCGGCAACTGAAATTGCAACAATGAGAAGGAACTAATGGATAAAAGATTAAAGCAAAAAGTTTTGAGATGGACATATATTATATTTGGTAGTATTTTTATTATTATATCAAGTTATGGTGCAGGAACATTTTTTCCAAATCCATTTGTAAAAGATAAGATAATAAAGACAAAAGAAATATCCTTACTACAAGAATGGAAGTCATATGGTTTCTTTCAACCTAGTATAGAATATAGTAATAACACAGAATTTATACTTGCAGTTGGTAAGTGTATTGCATTCCACAACTTACAACTAAACATAGAAACAAGAGTACACAGAGATATTATTGTAGCAATGGCTGTTTTGGAAACAGGATATGGTACAAGTAGATTTGCCAACGAGGCTAATAATTTATTTGGTATTAGAACTTGGCGTAAAAATGAACCACAACTAAAGGCAAAAGGTAATCCCGATGCTCCATGGGGTGTAAAGAAATATAAAACCAAATGTGATAGTGTTTTGGATATGATCCAAACTATTAATAGACACTCGGCTTATGAAGCCTTTAGAGCAGAAAGACAAGCACAACTAGATTCAGGTAAGATTAATTTGGATAAACAAATTGATTTACTTGCTAAATGGAGTACCAATCCAGACTATGTTAAATTGGTAAAAGCAAAGGCAAAAAAAGTAGAAAAAATATTACTTAAACATTATAATGGTAATAAATTGGCAAATTAATGGTTGATTTATTTTCTAAAATAGTTTATAGTGTACGAGTAAGAATAGGCTAAAAAGGAGGCTTAAATGAATAAACTAACGAAAGCACTTGTACTAGGTTCTATGATACTAGGTCTTGGTGCTTGTTCAAGTATGACTACGGTAAGTGAACGTGAAACGTATGCTATGCCTAGTTGGTACAAGAAGTGTGAACAATCAGGAACAGAAGGTTTCTTATTCTGGAAAGAAGATTATGTTTACTCTTGTGGTTCTGGTGTAAGTATATTCCACCAGGGTGCAGAAGAAGAAATGTATGCATTCGCAATCAATAACTTCGCAAAAAGAATCAACGGTACAGTGGATTCAAGCACAGTTATCAAGATTGATGGTAATAATAAGAATACAACTACTGTCATTAAACATAAAGTTTCTAACACTAGAATTGCACAATATCTAGAAAAAGAAATGGAATGGTACACACTTGGTGGTAAGCATTACAAGTTCGTGAAGTTTAAAATGCCAAAAGCAATCTTCGAAGAATTGATTGCTGACGCAAAAGCACAGAGAGTTCAATAATGTATAGAATTGCACTTTTAATATTAGGTGCAGTTCTTGTTCAAGGGTGTGCAAGTAAACAACTTACTGCTGACCGCCCTGAATATTGTCATACTACAAAAGACATTCTAGTTAAGAATGGTACTGATGTAGAAAGTATGACTAAAGTTGAATGCACTGACAAAATAGCAGACCAAAACTTCCTAGCAAGATCTGGCATTGCAAGTGACTGTCGCGAGTATTATTATCGTGTTGTCATAGGTGGTGAACAGAAATATAAAAGAGGTTTTGTTTGTAAGAAACTTGATAAGAACGGAGAGCATGGTGGTTGGGAAATCGTCAATCCTAGCATTAATTATTAGTGTAAGCCTAATGACTGGCTGTGCTAATACACAGGAAACCTACATTACGTCTAGTAGTGTAGAGTCAAGCACTAATAGTAAGTATTTAGAAACATCTACATCTGTTGCAACTGTTGTTAATCTTTTTAGATGGGGTTTGCATAAACTTCCTAAGGAAGATCAATTGAAACAAGAACAAGCAGTATTTTATGCATTGGATAATTTAGAAGAAGGTCAAGTTACTAAATGGTATAATGCAAAGAATGGATCACAAGGTGCAGTTAAGATATCTATGACATATCCTTCCGGTAGTGGATTTTGTAGAGTTATACTATCACAAATTACTTACAAGAATAAAACAAGAGATTTTAAAGAAACTGCCTGTATCAATCACCTAAGGACTTGGAAATTTATACGATAATTTTAGGTAAATATATATGTATCAAAGGAACAGTATGTGGTTAGGATTTATAACATTTCTATCTGCACTTACAATTAGTGCGGTAGCAATTTACTATTCAGTAGCAGGTCTGGCGGCTATATTTGCCGCGGCTGTAATACCTATTATAATAATGGGAGTATCGTTAGAAGTTGGTAAACTTGTAACGGCAGTTTGGCTTCATAGGAACTGGACACGTGCCGTATGGTGGTTAAAAACTTACCTAGCCATAGCAGTCTTTGTATTAATGTTTATTACGTCTATGGGTATCTTTGGATATCTTTCTAAAGCACACATAGAACAAACGTCAATGAGTCAAGAACAGGTTGCACTCATAACTTCATTAGATGATAAATTAGCAAGATCAGAAGCAAAGATATCAAGATGGCAAACTGAAATGGATCGCCTATTAGGTGGCGAAGATATTCGTGTTGACAACCTAATTGATCGTGAGCAAGTAGAACTAGATAAGATCAATGCACTTATTAAAGCAGAAAAAGATGACATTAGAAAAGACTTTGATAAGCAAATAGAATTACAGAACAAACGTATTGAACAAGCAAAAGAACGTAAAGAAGCAGACATACAAGCGGCCAAGGATAGATTTGAAGGATCCTTTGGTGGTGGTGCAAAGTTTGACGAAGCAGTAGAAAAAGCAAAAGCCAACGAACTAGCAGTGGCAAGTTCGGCACAAAGAGAAATACGTAACATTAATTCACAACTAAATGATGCACTGGCTAAAGTAGATGCCAAGTATGCAGATGACATAAAAGCAATACAGGATAGAATACAGGATCTACGTGGACAAGCAAATGCTAAAACAGAAGATTTAGATGCTAGAATTACAGAATTAGAAACATTCATTGATAAAGAACAGAATATTATTGATAATGTTAGAGAAGAAAAATTTACTTACGAGAAAACTTATAGACAATTAGAAGCAGAAGTAGGACCTATTAAGTACATTGCAGAGTTTATTTACGGTGAACAAGCCGACCAATCATTATTAGAGGCCGCTGTCAGATGGGTTATTATAATAATTATATTTGTATTTGATCCACTAGCAGTATTATTGCTTATAGCATCTCAATACACATTCCATTGGCATAGAGAAGAAAAAGGTCTTGTAGGTCCCGGAGGTGGTACTCTGCCCCCAAAGCCAGACAAGGATCCAGATCCAGATCCTGAACCACCTTACACACAAGAACAGTGGGATGATGCCCATCGTGAAAACGAAGAATTTAATCGCAAAAGAGACGAACAATTAAGAGCAGATAAAATTTCTGCTAATGTACCTCCGGTCATAGGAAGTCCACTTGGTGCGGTATCTGTAAGCAAACCAGAAGTGATGACTGAAGAAGAAGAATATGCCAATGCAGGTATTACAAAAGAAGAAGCAGAAAAGAAACCAGAAGTACTAGAAGATATAAAAGTAGCAGAAGAAATAGAAGAAGCAATGAAAGGTGAGGGTGACGATCTAGATAAATGGAACAACTGGGTTGAAGCGGCAAATAAAGAAGCAGAAAAAACACCAGAGCCTACTTTAAGTGAAACATTGCAAGAAGACTTAGAGCCTTTGCCTCAAGAAGAAGCAGTAGATAAAGAGATAGAACTTCCGGATACACAGAACAGGATCTTTTATACTAAAGAATTAGAGCAGTCAGATGCTCCAAAAAAAAAGGGTTCAAGTTACATAGTGAAGGAACAAGGAAATCAAATCCGAAAGAAGACCAATCCGGGCGAATAAAACCAGACCTAACAGAAGTGATTGAGCCATATACACAAAATGGTGAACAAACTGACACGTCACTTTTCAGCAAGATACTAGATAAGCGAAAATAAGTACTCGTGTAATGAGTAAAATCAATCTGATCACACCACCTGATAAACTTAAGAACGACTTGCCTAGTGTTTTGATTGTAAATCCTGATCAAGGTATTAAACAACAATTTAATGATGTAGCAAAGAATATTAAAACAGACTTCAACTTATATATGTTTGAAGAAGAAGTTGGTGTTGACACAGACTGGTTGTTAGACGTAGCAAATTATGTTGACCATATATTGATTAATATAGATATGTGTGTCGCTACCCAGTGGACAGTAGGACATTTATTACGGTTCCCTAGTAGTTGGTATATGACTAAGAACGATCATGTGCCTTACAATAAGATTAATATTAATAGAATATTTGATCTTGAGTCATTTGTAAAAGGAGTAAATTACTTTGAGTAGGAGTAAAGAATGTTAAAAGCAGACTTATGGTTTCCAAGTATAGTATGGTGTGGTAAGTTAGAAGTAGACTTGGTATGGTTAAAAAATTATGCAGATAATTTACGTAAGGCAGATCCAAAAGGACATTCGGTTAGTAACCACGGTGGTTGGCAAAGTAAAAGCATAGAGTCATGGGATCAATCTCCACAGGAGTTAATGTATTTTAGATCAGTAATAGATAGAGAAGTAAAGGATTGTGTTAAACAAGCAGGACTTCCTATGTTACAAATGAGTAATCTTTGGTTTAACATAAACGGATATAAAGACTACAATAATCTACATGATCATCAGAACAGTATTCTAAGTGGTGCATTTTATATAGACGTAGCCGAACCAGACCTAATGGGAAATATAGAATTTCATAGAGAAGATGCCGCTATACATTTTTTACCACCACTTGACAAGTACAATCATTTTACAAGTCAAAAAGCATCTTATAGACCAGAGTCAGGATTGTTGTTATTATTTCCTAGTTGGCTTAAACATAATGTAGTAGGAAATTTAAGTCAACATGAAAGGTATAGTTTATCTTTTAACTTTACTCCTAGACAACAACCAGTGATGCCCGATGGACAACAGAACTAATTTATTTGCAGATCCTTTATGGAAATATAAATTACCTAACACAATAGATACGAGTTGGGTAGTAGACAATGCCTACAACTTAAAAAAGAAAGATACAAATGTATTTGGTGGTTGGCAAAGTTTTGATGAACAAGAGCAATTTCAATTTGCTTTACCTATACCCCAAGGTATAGTATTACAAGAATATTTAGACGAAAGAATGAATTCGATCGCAAAAGGACTAGGCCTTCCGGCAGTTTCACTTTTAAACTATTGGTATAATATAAACCCTCCAGGTGCAGTAAATGAAACACATCATCACCAAGATGCATTACTAGTAGGCAACTTGTATTTAAAAGTTCCAAAAGATAGTGGTAACATAAGATTTTATAGAGGAGGTGATGCTAGTTATTACGTTCCAAAAGATTCTGAATATAATGATGTAATTGGCACACAAACAGAGTTGACACCTGAGGAAAAAGATGTTATTATCTTTATGGGATGGCAAAAACATAGTGTCCTACAGAATAAGAGCACAGAAGATAGGGTTAGCCTATCATTTAATTATGGAGCAATAAGGTGAGAATTGAACAAGATATTAAATTAGATTATCAAGACGTATTATTCAAACCCAAAAGATCTACACTAACATCTAGAAAAGATGTGGATTTGAAAAGGACTTTTAAATTTTACAATAGTGGGAAACAATGGGAAGGTGTTCCTATAATGGCATCTAATATGGATGGCGTTGGAACGTTTGCAATGGCAAAAGTTTTGCAAGAACATAAAATGATCACTGTATTGCGAAAACATTACACACTTGACGATTGGAAAGAAGCAATTGGCGATGGTGTCAAAATGAAATATCTTTCTGTTTGTACAGGTACAGGTGTAATATGGGATCCTGATGCTCCAGACTTTGCAGTAATGAAACAAGTATTAGAAAAGTATCCAGATGTACCATTCATTTGTGTTGATGTTGCAAACGGGTATCACGAGAATTATGCTGACTTTATAGGACGTTTACGTGATCA